TCGGTTTTGTGTCGTTTCAGGTTCGGCGGGCGTGAAAAAGCCGCCTCAATAGGCGGCTGTTTAGACTCGAAAAGTAAATGCGGCCGCCCGTATTTCAGGACGGCTGCGCTGCCTCAATAAAAGATATGCCGTCTGAACCGTCAACCGAAAGTTGAACGTTCAGACGGCATTTTGTCAGGATTGTTTCAAGAGGATTGCGCCAGCGTGAACTTACGCTTAAGCATTTCATTTATGATTCTGGTGGAATTTATAAATTTGACACGCTTTTTAATAGCATCAATCCCCAATTCTTCAATCATATCTGACAGCAATCCGTTTACGAAAGACGATGGCACGCCGGCAATATCTTCAAAAGATATGGCAATATTGTTGCCTTTGTCCAATTCTAATTTTACTGCGCCATAAGCGGTAAAACCATCATCGTAGGTGCTATATTGCGATACGACGGATGTAATTTTTATCTCTACCAGTCCCATGAAAACTCCTCCCTGTCGCCCTGTTGCAAATCCAATTCGCTTGCAAAAAGGGTTATTTCAAACGCTGTCCCTTTAAAAAACGGTTCATTTGTCAAATGGTTGATGCGGTGCGCCCCATTGCCGTCGGCAGTAACAAGCGAGTAAACATTTCCTGTCCTTAAGGCAAATTGCCCACCATTATTACATATAACCGATGTCAGGGTAAATAATCCCATTCCTGCATTTCTTGGTGATGATTTGGTCGTAAAACCCTCCTGTAGGGCGTAGTCAACTGCCTTCTCCGGTAACAAATCGGGGTGCAACTTCCTGATTTTTTCAACTAGGCCTATCCCGTTGTCTGACAGGCATATCTTTATTTCGCCACATCTGGGATAATATTGGATGAATATACTTGAGAACTCAATCCCCGAGTGGTCTCGGGTATTGTTGAACAGCTCCTCTAGGCATACTTGTATTTCGACTAACGCGTTTGTATTGGTATTCAGCAGCCTTGCCAGCCATGGCATGGCCGTGAACCTTAACCATGCAACAGTTTCTCTCGGAAGCAGCCGCTTTATCGGGAGACTGCTGTCCCTACATTCCGAATGTAGAGAAAGTCTTTTCCCCGACATAAGTAGGAAAAATTCGCAATCGTCCATAAACCTTACCGGTTCCTTTAGATTCCCCGCCGCGTCAATATGCCCGCAAATGTAGGTTTTCCAATTTTTAGACTTTATATCTGCAATTTCGTTAAATAAAGCCGTCATTGAGAAAGCATCAATGAATTTCAAAGTCGAAGCATCGAAAAAGATTGTTTTGTTTACTGTCGATCTCGCACATACTGCTTCGATTTTGGCGTAAAGTAAGGCCACAGTCTTATGATTCAGTCTTTCAGGAAAGACTATGGTATTACTTGGTCTTTTCAGTGCATTCATTTTTATACATTTCTTTGAATCTGTTATGGTGTAAATCCACTAGATTTAATCTCTCAATCCAACACGCTCCACCAGAAGACGCGGCCGATGACCTCTATGTCTTCCAGCCCCGCTTCTTCGTCCTCGTAGGCCGGATTGTGGCTCTTGATTTTGACGCGCCCGCCCGGCAGGCGGCTGAGGTATTTGACGCGGAACAGGTCGCCGTGGCGGAAGGCGTAGATTTTGCCGTCGCGTATGGTCTTCTCGCCCGCATCTACGGCTATGGCGGCATCTTCGGCAATCTTTTCCTCCATGCTGTCGCCGGTGAGGGTGCAGCAAAACACGTTGTCGGGGCTGATGCTTTTGCGCCGCAGGGTCGCCCTACCGAACGGCAGGCGGAAGCCGTTGTAGTTGGGGATTTCGAATGAGCCTGCGCCGCCGCAAAATGCCTGCTCCTTCATGTAGGGTGCAAAGGTGTAGTCGTCTTCGGGCAGCGGGTCGTTGCTGCTCCACAGCATGGGGCGGTGGATGTCTTTGATTTCGTCTTGGGCGGGAGCTAGACGCATTGAGCCTTCTCCAGTTTGAAGCCAATTTATCGAAAAGCCTATCTTTTCTGCGGCTTCGATTGCCCCTTTTGAAGATATTCCTCTAGCTTCCCAATTTTTTATAGTTTGAGGTGAGACATTTAATAATCTTGCCAGTCCAGACATATTTGATATGTTTTTCAAATCTTTAGCAGCCTCATAAAGCCGCCCTACTGTCTCGTGTATTTCTTTATTCATTTTCAAACTCCTTTTTCATTATTTTCCAGCATTTAAACAAAACGTTGTTAAACATTATGATTGACTTTTATTAAATGTAATGTTTAATATCGGTTCTTTTCTTAAACTTTGCGTTTAATATGGATGATAGAAAAATAATTATTTCCCTCGGTGGGCCAACCAAAATTGCAAAAATTCTTGGTTGCTCTCCGCAAAGGGTTCAGAACTGGATTTACAGAGGCATCCCTGCGCGGGTAAAGCTGGAGTATCCAGAGTTATTTCAGGTTCGAGCTAGTAGGCCATCCCGATGACTAAATCCTACCCCTCCACTAACGAAATTGCCCGCAAAAACGAAAGTGCAATCTTGCACGCCCTTGCAGGCGTTACCGCCCGCCATGTGTGCGAGGTGTCGGGCTTGGCCGAATTTTCGAGCTACTGGCAGGCGGCAGGCAAGGTTTTGACGCAGACGATGTGGGAACACAAGTTTTTCCAGCTGCTGGCGCGCCAAAAGGCACAAGGGGCGTTTGCGTCCAAGCCCAAAGACCCTTCACACCGCAGACTGAACCAGCCGCAACAGGGCGGCAATGGCGCGGGGGATGGGCAGCCTAATTCGAAACGCGGCGTACTGCGTCCGCTGGGGAGGATGGTATGACTGCGGAAAACTTGGAAATCTTGGCCAGCAGCGAGGCCGAACAGTCGGTTATCGGCGCAATCCTGATTGACAACACGGCGGCAGATATGCTGTCCGACCTGTCCGCCGAGGCGTTTTTCTTCCTGCCGAACCGCCTGATTTTTCAGACGGCCATGCAGATGGCGGCGGATGGTTTGCCGGTGGACGTGGTTACGCTGGATGCGGAGCTTGAGAAACGCGGCCTGAACGAACAGACGGGCGGGATGGCCTACTTGATCGGCCTGTGCCAAAACACGCCGTCTGCGGCGAATGTGGGGCGTTATGCAAAGCTGGTGTCGGACTTTTCGGCGGAACGGGAACTGCGCTTCGCGGCGGAGGAAATCGAGAGGCTTGCAACCGAACGCGAGGGCAGGAGCATAGCCGACAGGCAGGCGGAGGCGGTTGCCCTGCTGGACAAAATCAGTACGGCGGCGGCGGGCAGAAGCGAGGAAATGAGTTACACGGATGCGCTTCGGGCAACGCTGAAACACTTTGACCGCATCAACGAATCAGACGGCATGTTGGGATTCCCTACCGGCCTGAACGGGTTGGACGAGGCAACGGGCGGGCTTCAGCGCGGCAATCTGACGGTTATCGGGGCGCGTCCGGGAATGGGTAAGTCCGTGTTGGCGGAAAACATTGCGCGTCATTTTGCAAAAAGCGGGCTGTCCGTGCGCTTCCAAAGCTACGAAATGTCGGCGGTGGAGTTGGTTCAACGCGGTGCGGCGGCGGAATACGGGATTGACTACGGCCGTCTGAAAAAGTTCCGCATGACGCAGATGGAGCGGGACAACTTTACGCTGTACCTGAGCAAATCGCAAAACTGGAAATTCGCCATCGATACGGAGATGGCGGGCATTGATACGCTGGCGGCACGTTGCCGCGTGGAGAAACGTAAATCGGGGCTGGACGTGCTGTTTGTAGACCACCTGCACCTGATGCCGCGCAAGGGTGTAAACGAGGTGACCGAGCTTGACGATATTACGGCACGGCTGAAACGGCTGGCGATGGAACTTCAGATTCACGTCGTGCTGGTCGCGCAGTTGAATCGTGCGACGGAAAAGCAGGCAGACAAACGTCCGAGCCTGGCCGATTTGCGCGGCAGCGGCGGCATCGAGCAGAACGCGAACCTTGTTCTGATGCCGTACCGTGAGGGCTACTACGATTCGGACGCGCCGCAGGAGACGGCGGAATTGATTATTGCAAAGAACAGGGATGGCGAGCGCGGCGTATTGGATTTGAAATGGGAAGGCCATCATCAGAGGTTTGCGGATTATGAATACTGAAACCTGCCTGCACTGCGCCCATGCGGATTTTGAAGCCACGAAAGGTTCTGAAATGCAAGGGTTTGCAAAGTGTTTGAAGGCGCGGAATTTTATCGAGCGGGCGATGTATCACCCGCGTTCGGACAGGTGCGACAAAGGTAAATTTGAGAAGGCGGTAAAACGTGATGGATGGGATGGAAATGACTAACGGAAAGGCCGGGGTTTCTGCGGGGGGTGGGAGGTGTGAAATGCCCGAATACATCCCCAGAGGCGGCTTGTGCATGAACTGCGCAAACTTCCGCCGCGATTGCAGCCGATTGGATTTTACCAAGATGCACGTCATCAAGATTTATTCTGACGGCGTGAAGGCCGTGAAATGCACCGAATACCGGAAGGAAGCCCGATGAATACCATCACCCAAATGCAACTGACCCAAAAGCTGCTGGCAATGGCTGCCGTTTCCGCAGCAGGGTTGCCGCAACGCCAAACCAATGCGCATCCGCGCTTCAACCGCCTGCGCACGGTAAACAGTTACGGCGAATTTGTATGGCAAATCTGCCGCCGTAAGGGGCATCCGGTGGCCGTCATCAGTCGCAACGGGCGGCATTACTACAACCTGAAGCTGATGCCGGGATCCGGCAGCCGTTCGATGCACGACGATGTAACGGAGTTTGTGATGGATGTGCTTTGTACGGAGGCGGGCAGGATGGAAGAGGGTTCGGAATGACGGGAATAGTGGGTTTGATTTGGCTGACGGGCGCGGCGGTTGTCGGGCTGGTGTTGGGGTTGGTTGCGATTGCGGTAGAAGAGATAAGGAAGAGGCGGAATGGCCAAGCGTAAATGCAAAGTATGCGGCACGGTGTTTGAAAAACAGAGACCGTTGCAGTTTGTCTGCTCCCCGGCCTGTGGGGTGAGGTATCAGCGCGATCAGAAGCGCAAGGCGGCCATCAAGTCGGAGCAGGCAGCCAAGCGCAAGGAGCGGGCGAGGACGGCGGCAATGCGGCACAAGTTGGAAACGATACCGGAACTGACGAAAAAGGCGCAGGCGGCGTTTAACCGCTATATCAGGTTGAGAGACCGTGGCTTGCCTTGCATTAGCTGTGGTGCGCCGTGGAAAGAGAACTTCCAAGCCTGCCACTATGTGCCGGCGGGCAGGAGCAACAAGCTACGCTTTGACGAAGACAATGTGCATGGCGGCTGTGTCCGCTGCAATCTGTACGAGAGCGGCAACCTGCGCGGCTACCGTATCGGGCTGATTGAACGCATCGGCGTGGAACGGGTGGAACAGCTAGAGACCGACCATGAAGCGCGGAAGTGGACGAAAGAGGAGCTGCGCGAACTGGCGGCGGAGTACCGTAGGAAGGCGAGGGAAATCGAATGAGCCAAAAGTTTAAACGATTCATCACGCGGGATAACCGGCGGGATGTGATGCGGCTGGCGTATGAGATGGCGGGGGCGTTGTTGCAGTCGGGCGATAAGGTGGTGGTGGAGGTGCGGGAGAAAAACCGTACGGATGAGCAGAATGCCAAGTTGCACGCGATGCTGGGGGATATTGCCAAGCAAAAGACCTTCAACGGGCAGAAGCTGAATATCGAGCAGTGGAAGATGGTTTTTGTGTCGGGGCATCGGATTGCCACCGGCGGCACGGCTGAAATGGCGATTGGCTTGGAGGGGGAAGTCATCAACCTGCGGGAGAGTACGGCGCGGATGGGAGTACGTAGGTTAGCTAGTTTGATTGAGTATATCCAGGCGTGGGCGGCTGGCAATGGGGTGGAGTTTGGCGGAAGGGCGGAGGGATGAATGAAGTGCCGGGGCGAAAATCACGGGATGGCAAAGCTGACGGAGCGGGAGGCAAAGGCGATTCTGCGCTTGCGGCATGCCGGTGTCGGGTATCACTTATTGGCGGAAGCATTCCAAATTTCCAGCCGGACGGTGGGTTCGATTTGCAGGGGCGAAAGGTGGTTACACTTGGATTCGGAGATGGAGGATTACAATGGGACAAATGGAAAAGCTCACGCCAAAACAAGCAAGGTTTGTTGAAGAGTATTTGGTGGATTTGAATGCCACGCAGGCGGCGATTCGGGCGGGGTATAGCGAGCAGACGGCGCGGCAGATTGGGGCGCAGAACTTGTCAAAACTTGTCATTCAGCAGGCGATTGAAGCGGCGCGAAACAAACGTTCGGAGCGGGTGGAATTGACTCAAGATGAGGTAGTGCGGGATTTGCGCGAGCTGCGGGATATTTGCATGGGTAGGAAGCCGGTGCGGATAACGGAAGTCGTGAAGAATGCGCAGTTGGGCGAAGTAACGGCGCGGGAGGTGGAAGTGTATGCGCTGGAACCGACCGGCGCGGGCAAAGCTTTGGACTTGTTGGGCAAGCATTTGGGCATGTTTGTGGACAGGACGGAGCTGAGCGGGCGCGATGGGGAGGCGATTGTGATTTCGGATGCGGAACGTTCGGCCAAGATTGCGGGCTTGTTGGCGATGGCGAAGGCAAGAAAAGATGGGTAATGATGTATTGCCGCGCGAGGTGGCGGAATTGCTGCCTTACCTGACTGAGGCGGAGCGGGTGGAGATGGACGGCCTGCTGCGCGATTTGCCGCTGTGGTTGCCGCTGCCGGGGCCGCAGCTGGCGGCCTACACCACGCAGGCGGACATCATCGGCTTCGGCGGGGCGGCAGGAGGCGGCAAGACGGATTTGGCCTGCGGCAAGGCGCTTACCCAGCACCAAAAGGTGTTAATCCTGCGCCGTGATGCCAAGCAGCTGCAGGGGATTGTGGACAGGCTGCGCGAGCTGATCGGCAATGATGACGGTTTCAACAGCCAGAAGGGTGTGTGGCGGCTGGACGGGCGGCAGATTGAGCTGGGCAGCTGCCTGCATATTGACGACTGGCAGAAGTATCAAGGGCGGCCGCACGATTTGCTGATATTCGACGAGGCGGCCAACTTCTTGGAAATTCAGGTGCGGGCATTGCTGGGCTGGCTACGCTCGACCGACCCGAATCAGAAATGCCAGGCGCTCTTGACCTTTAACCCGCCGACCACGGCGGAGGGGCGTTGGATTGTGGATTTCTTTGCGCCGTGGCTGGATAAGAAGTTTCCTAATCCAGCGGCGGGCGGGGAAATCCGCTATGCGGCCAGCGTGGACGGCAAGGATGTGTGGGTGGATGACGGACGGGAATTTGTGTTGGTGGACGGGGTGCCGGTGTATGAGTTCGACCGCAACAGCTTTAAGCCGGAGGAAGTGGTGAAGCCGTTGGCTCGCACGTTTATCCCGTCGAGGGTAACGGATAACCCGTATCTGATGGGCACGGGCTATGTGAATACGCTGCAATCGCTGCCTGAGCCGTTGCGCTCGCAAATGCTGAACGGGGATTTCAGTGCGGGGATTGAAGATGACCCGTGGCAGGTTATCCCGACTGTATGGGTGGAGGCGGCGATGGCGCGTTGGAAGCCTTTGGACAGGCTACCTGAAATGGACAGCCTGGGGGTGGACGTGGCGCGCGGCGGCAAGGATGAGACGGTATTGGCGCGGCGGCACGGGATGTGGTTTGACCGGCCGCTGGTGTATCCGGGCAGCCAAACGCCGGACGGCCCGGCTACGGCGGGCTTGGTGATGGCGGCTTTGCGCAACCGTGCGCCGATCCATATTGACGTAATCGGAGTGGGTAGTGCGCCGTTTGATTTTCTGACGGAAGCACGGCAGCAAGTGATTGGCGTGAATGTGGCGGAGAAATCGACGGCGCGGGATAAGTCGGGGCGCTTGGGCTTCCGCAATCTGCGTTCGCAGTTGTGGTGGCGGATGCGTGAGGCGCTCGACCCTGCCAACAATACGGGCATCGCCCTGCCGCCGGATTCGCGCCTGCTGGCGGATTTGTGTGCGCCGACTTGGAAGTTGTCCGGCGCGGAAATCTATGTGGCGAGCCGTGAAGAGATTGTGGCGAAAATCGGCCGTTCGCCGGACTATGCGAGTGCCTACTGTTTGGCGTTGTTGGATACGCCGAAAATCGACAGCTTACGCGCGGTGGGCGGGAATAGAAATGTGATGGAGTACAACCCTTATGCTTGATGTGCGGATAGATGATGGCTTGCGCCATATGGATTGGATTGAACGGCAGCTGGCGGAAACGCACCGCTTGGAAACTGAAGCGGACTGGGCGGGCAAGGTTAGCTTGAACCGTGAGCTGTATCGGGCGGCGGCGGCGGCGGGTAATCTTCTGTTTGCTGGGGCGTTTTTTGATGGCGAACTGGTGGGCTACTGCTCGGCCTTCCTTTCACGCCATCCGCATTATGACTGCTTGGTGTGCCAGCACGATGCGCTGTTTATGCTGTCAGCATATCGAGTGGGTATGGCCGGTTTGCGATTGGTGCAGACGATTGAGCGGGAAGCGGCACGGCGCGGGGCGGCTTATGTTGCCTGGCATGCCAAGCCTGGCAGTAGTTTTGAAGGCATACTTGCGCGGCGTTGCCGCCGTGAGGATGTGGTTTATTTACGGCAACTGACGAAAGGATAGAGACGATGCCGGCAGTACCAGTGATCGCCGCTGTAGCAGCGGCAGTAGGAACAGGTTATTCGATTTATTCCGGCGAGCGTGCGGCCAAGAAACAAAGCCAAGCGCAAGCACAGGCGGAAAAACAGGCGAAGGAGCAGGCTTTGCAGGCGGAACGCGATTTCAATAAAGCCAACAGCAAGAAAGCCAACACGGCCGGCTTGTTGCAGGCGGCTCAACAGGACGGCGGCGGCGTAAGCAGCACTATGCTGACCGGCGCGGAAGGGATTGGGAACGACCAGCTGAAATTAGGCAAGCAAAACCTGTTGGGCAAAACCTCTCTCTTGGGGTAAAACATGGACACGAATTTACGCAAACGCATCCTAAAGCGGCACGCTGACCTGAAGAAGGAGCGAGCTTCTTGGGATGATCATTGGCGCGATATTTCCCGCCATCTGCTGCCGCGCTCCGGACGCTTCTTGGCAGATGAACGCAATCGCGGCGATAAGCGCTTCAATGAGATTTACGACAGCACAGGCACGCAGTCGCTGCGTATCTTGGCGGCGGGGATGATGAGCGGCATGACTTCGCCGGCGCGGCCTTGGTTTAAGCTGGCGATTGAGGATGCCGACTTGATGCAGTATCAGCCGGTTAAGTTGTGGCTCGACCAAACAACCAAGCTGATGCACACCATCTTCCAGCGTTCAAATACCTACCGTGCTTTGCATGCGATGTATGAGGAATTAGGGGCGTTCGGCACAGCGGCCAGCATCATCTTGCCGGATTTCGATGATGTGCTGCATCACTACCCGCTGACGGTGGGGGAGTATGCAGTGGCGACCAACTGGAAAGGCGGGGTGGATACGCTGTATCGTGAGTTCCAGAAGACGGTAGCGGAGACGGTGCGTGAATTTGGCTACGATAATTGCAGCCCATCCCTGCGCCGCCGCTATGACAATGCGAACTATGACGGCTGGGTAACCATCATCCATGCCGTCGAGCCGCGCTTGGAGCGGGATGCTTCACGCCGTGATGCGCTGAATATGCCGTGGCGTTCGGTGTATTTGGAAAAAGGGGCAGGTGAGAACGATGTGCTGCGCGAAAGCGGCTTTAGGCGTTTCCCGGCGCTCTGCCCGCGCTGGACGGTATCGGGCGGGGATATTTACGGACACAGCCCGGGCATGGAGGCATTGGGCGATATTAAGCAGCTGCAACACGAGCAGCTGCGCAAGGCGCAGGGGATCGACTACAAAACCAATCCGCCGCTGCAAGTGCCGACCAGCCTGAAGTATCGGGATGTGGATAGGCTGCCGGGCGGGATTGTGTACAACGATACTGCCGGTTCGCAGGCAGGCATCCGCCCGCTGTATGAAGTGCAGCTGGATTTGAACCATCTGTTGCAGGATATTCAGGATGTGCGCGGGCGCATCCGCAGTACCTTCTACGCGGATTTGTTCCTGATGTTGAGCAATCAGCAAAACCCGAACATGACGGCTACGGAGGTGGCGGAACGGCATGAGGAAAAACTGCTGATGTTGGGGCCGGTGCTGGAGCGCTTGCAGAACGAGCTGCTCGATCCGCTGATTGAAACCACCTTCGATTTTATGCAGGAAGCGCAGATGCTGCCGCCGCCGCCGGAAGAACTGGAAGGCGTGGATATTGATATCCAACTGGTATCGATGTTGGCGCAGGCACAGCAGGCGGTAGCCACCAACAGCATCGACCGCTTCATTTCGACCGTGGGCGGCGTGGCGCAGTTCAAGCCGGAGGTGCTGGACAAGATTGATGCCGACCGGCTGACGGATGTATACGCTTCGGCCTTGGGCGTGGATCAATCCATCATGTTGCCGGAAGAGCAGGTGCAGGCGGTGCGCGAACAGCGAGCACAACAGCAACAGCAGGCGCAGCAGATGGAGATGGCCAACCAAGCAGCGGAGGCGATGCAGAAAGTCAGCCAGGCCGCCGGCAACGCGGACGTGACGGAAGCGTTCAGCGGCTATGCTTAGTCAAGGCGGGAATAAAGGGCGGCGCAGGCTGCCTTTTTTATTTGGCTTGGGGTATGATGGGAAGCGTTGGATTATGTAAAGGAGATGAGAAATGAAAAGGCTGTTTGCTTTGCTGCTATTGTGTGCCTCCCTGCCTGCTTTGGCTTATGAGTACAAGTATGGGGAATGGGTGGCGTTTACTGGGAGATTACAGACGATGCGCGGTGGTTGGATGGCTATTGTGTTGGATAAACCGATAACCGTTGTGCCGAAACCCGGGGATGATGATGGTATAGACACTCCGGAAACAGGCGTGAGGATGATGCAATTGGCTATGTCGTCTCCCGAAAATTTCCGGCAGTATCGGCAGTTCAAAGGCAGGATGGCACGGGTGCAATGTGAAACGCTGTTCCATTCTATTACTGCGCATCATCAAACGCCGGTGCTGTGTAGCGTGGCTCGGATTTCTGCGCCGGATAGACCGTAGGAGAAAGTAATGACCGATTCGATAGTGGTAATTATCGCTGTGGTGGTTATCTTCGTTATTCTGATTAGTCAGGCGTGGAGGCGAAGGCCTGTTCCATCGGATGTTCGGCCTTCACCTGAAAGGATGAATCAGGCAGTAAATACCATGCTGGTTGAGTTTTCTAATTCCCCTATTATTGATTTGATAGAATCACTTAATCTTATCGAGCAAAAATTTATTGTTCTAATTAGGACTCGACAATTCATTATGCCGAACGGAGCAATTGATTGGTACACCATGCTTGGGGTTTTAAAAACTCAAAACAGGATGGAGATGTTATGTACTATTGATATTTATGAGCAAGCAATGATTATAAGTATTCTTGCCGCTGATGACGAGGTATTGCGTAAATGGGGATTGTCCCGCGCAGGTTTTATCTCAGCAGTTACTGCTTTATGTGATTTTATGAAAAGTTCATTTTCAAGTGATTTTGAGTTTCTTTCATACAATGAATATTTGGGTGATGAAAAAAACAAGAGTTATCGGTTTAGTGATGAATATGTAGAGATTATGCGTAAATACTGTGTGCCGAAATAAAGAAAAAGTTAAGATGTTAAGTTTAAGAACGGACTGATATAAAGTCGGCGTGCTTTCTTATTGCTTAATTCGATCTGATTTTCAGACAACCTCAAGCAGCCTTCGGGCTGCTTTTGTTTTGCCTAATACTTTACCAAATTTTACAGTTACACTTGATTTTTCAGGACTTGTATTAGAGTAGCGGCAGACAGTTGGAGGGGCAATGAAACAGGAAGCGATGCAGTCGGATATTCGGGCGCTGATGAAGCTGCCGGCCGGACGGCGGGTGGTGTGGCGTTTGTTGGAACAGGCCGGCGTGTGGCGTTCGGTATTCAACCCTGAGCCGTTGCGGATGGCGTTTGCCGAAGGGCAGCGCAATCTCGGCTTGTGGCTGTTGGACTGGGTAATGCGTGAATGCCCGGATGAGTACGATTTGATGATGAGGGAAACACGCGATGAGCGATGAGACTTTAATCACGGAAGCGGCGGCGGAAGAGGCTGCGCCGGAGCAAGCACAGGGGGCAGCGGAAACACAGCAGCCTGCCGAACCGGAACAGCAGGCCGTGCCTGAGCAGCAAGAAAAACCGGCTGTGCCGGAGCAGTATCAATTCACGGCGGCAGAAGGCAAAGAATACGATGCCGATGTGCTGAAGGAATACGAGGCGGCGGCGCGTGAAATCGGCTTGGATAACGATCAGGCCAATCTGATGCTGGGTCGTATGTCGGCTATGTTGGAGCAGCGCCACAGCGCGCAGATGGAGGCTTTAAGCAATCAATGGGCGCAGCAATCGCGCACGGATGCAGAGTTTGGCGGCGACAAGCTGAACGAAAACATGGCGGTGGCGAAGCGTGCCTTGCAGCAATACGGCTCGCCGGAATTGTCTGATTTACTCAATCAGTCCGGCTTGGGCAACCATCCGGCCTTTATCCGGATGTTCTACCGGGTTGGTTTGACCTTGCGGGAAGACGGTATGGTCAATGGCAACAAGGGGGAGGCGCGTTCGGCGCAGAGTTTTTACAACGCAAGCAACATGAATCCTTAAAAGGGGTAAGCAATGGGTGTATTGAGAAGCAACAATCCGACTTTGGCCGATGTGGCCAGCCGCATGGATGACAAGGGGGATATCTCCGACATCATCGAAATGCTGACGGAAACCAACGAAATCTTGGAGGATGCCACTTGGTTGGAAGCCAACGGTTTCACTGAGCATAAAACCACGGTGCGCAGCGGTTTGCCGCAGGGTACTTGGCGTATGCTGAACTATGGTGTGCAGCCGGAGAAATCGACCACGGTTACCATCAAAGACAGCATGGGCATGTTGGAAAGCTACGCGGTGACCGATAAGGCGCTGGCCGATTTGAACGGTAATTCTGCCGCCTGGCGCTTGAGCGAAGAGCATGCTTTCGTGGAGGGCATGAACCAGAACTTAGCTAATACCTTGTTCTACGGCGACACCTCCGCCACGCCGCAACGCTTTACCGGCTTGGCTCCGCGCTTCAACAGCAAGGCGGCGGAAAACGGCCAGAACATCATTGATGCCGGCGGCACGGGCAATGACCTGACTTCGATTTGGTTGTGCGTATGGGGGCCGAATACCCTGCACGGCATTTATCCGAAAGGCAGTAAGGCTGGTTTGGTTATCCGTGATTTGGGCGAAGATACGGTGAAAGATGCCGACGGCGGCGAGTATCAAGCCTACCGTACCCACTACAAATGGGATGCCGGCCTGACCCTGCGCGATTGGCGCTATGTGGTGCGCATTGCCAATATCAACTGGCAACAGCTGGCCCATGACGCCCAAGCCGGTGCCGACCTGATCGACCTGATGACCCAGGCTATTGAGTTGCTGCCGAACGCCAATATGGGCCGTGCGGTGTTCTATGTGAACCGCAAAGTACGCAGCTTCCTGCGCCGCCAGATTGCCAATAAGGTGGCTGGATCAACCCTGACCATGGAGCAGGTGGCCGGCAAGCATGTAGTGTCGTTTGACGGTATCCCGGTAAAACGCAGTGATGCGCTTCTGTTGAGCGAAGCGCAGGTTAGATAAAGGGGGATGACATGATTATCGATAAATTCCTGCAACTTTCCGACAAGCAGACTGTGAGCGCTACTGCTCCCTCTACGCATGAAGTGGATTTGGGGCAGCCGGCGCCGAACGTCGGCTTGAACAGCCAGCCCTTGTATGTGGTGGTTACCGTGGCTGAAGCGGCCAGCGGTGCGGGCAAGATCAACTTTGCCCTGCAGCACAGCGACACCGCCGGCAGTGGTTATGCCGATGCCTTAAACGGCGTGGTGCCGGCAGCTGATTTGAAAGCCGGCGCCCAGGTGGTGTTGCCGATGCCGATTAAGCATAAGCGCTTCGTACGCTTGAACTACACCGTGGACGGCGCGGTGGGCAGCGGCAAATTCTCAGCACAGATTGTGGCCGGCCTGCAGGCTAATACTCCGCCGGCTGATAGCCCGCGTATCAAGTAGGAGGTAGCTATGGCACGTAAAGAACAGACACCGGAACAGGCTACGGAAGACAGCTTCCAGCTGGTAGAGGCTACCTCAGCCGGCTTCTACGGCCAAATCCGACAGCGTGGCGAACGCTTCTATGTGGCCGCCGGGGAAACAGCCTTGTGGTTTGAGCCGGTAGCTGAGGACGAAGCAGAGCCGGGAGCTAAAGGCGAAGCAGAGTAAACCAACCGCCTGACCTGCCAAACCGGCCGGCAGGCGGTTTTCTTTGGAGTAGATGATGAGCAACGCAGTAACGATTTGCAACCTGGCTTTGTCGCACTTGGGCGATACAGCTACGGTGGCTTCAATCCAGCCGCCGGAAGGCAGCGTGCAGGCCGAACATTGCGCCCGCTTCTACCCGCAGGCTTTGCGTTCGCTGCTCGCTTTGCACCATTGGGGGTTTGCTACGCGCTATGAGCCGCTGCAGCGGGTGGATCGAGAGGGTGATGCACGCTTTGCTTACGTATTCGCCCTCCCGGCGGAATCTTTGGAAATGGTGGCCGTGCGTGATGCCTATGGGGCAAGAATGCCGTTTGCAGTGCAGGGGAAAAATGTACTGGCTAATCAGCCTTCAGTTTGGGGGCAATGGATAGACGGAACAGTAGAACCTAATTCGTTTCCGCCATTGTTCACGGAAGCATTGGCTTGGCAGCTGGCTTCAATGCTGGCCGGGCCGATACTGAAAGGGGATGCCGGGGCGGCGGAAGCGAAGCGCTGCTTGCAGATGGTGTCGGTGTATTTGCCTCAGGCTAAAGAGGCGGATGCCAACCAGTATCAACTACCGATAACGCATAAAGTGGTGTGGATGGAGCAGCGATGAGTAGTGTTCGTTTATTCAAACATTCTTTTGCCGGCGGCGAAATCGCACCTGAGATGTTCGGCCGCATCGAGGATGAGAAGTATCAGAGCGGCTTGGCTTTGTGCCGTAATTTCGTAGTGAAGCCGCAAGGCGCGGTGGAGAACCGTGCTGGGTTGAAGTTGGTTCGGGCGGCCAAGTATGCGGATAGAAAGGTGCGGCTGCTGCCGTTTACCTATTCGACCACGCAGACGATAGTAATTGAGTTCGGCCATGAATACTGCCGCTTTCACACCCAAGGGGCAACCCTACTGGACGGCAGCAACCAGCCCTATGAGCTGACTACGCCGTATCAGGAAGCGGAGTTGTTCGATGTTCATTATGTGCAATCAGCCGATATTGTGACTTTGGTACATCCGAACCATCCGCCGATGGAGTTGAAGCGTTACGGGGCGGCAGATTGGCGGTTGGAGACCATCCGTTTCAAGCCGGAGTTAGATGCGCCGCAAGGAGTGGCGGCCACAGCGCACGGCGGAGGCGGTGTTCTGTTTGGTTATGTGGTCACGGCGATCGCCCAAGATGGCACTTCTGAATCAGAAGCTTCGGCTGAAGTGGAGGTGGTAAATGATTTGTACACATCAGGCCACCGCAACACGATCCGCTGGAATCCGGTAAACGGCGCCAGCCGTTACAAAGTGTACAAGCGGCATAACGGGCTGTACGGCTACATCGGGCAGACTACGACCACATCGTTTGATGACGACAACATCAGCGCGGATATGTCGGTAACGCCACCCTTGTATGACGATGTGTTTATTTCCGGCGGCATTCTGTCGGTGCCGGTATTGGATGGCGGGCGGGGCTACTTGGAAAAAAGCGGGATTGCTTCGGCCGCAGTACTGAGCGGTGGGCAGAATTATCCTCAGGACGGCACATTCCGCACTCGTGCGCCTAATCCGCAGGGCGGCAGTGGTGACTTCTTCAGCATCGAAGACCGCAGTGGCAGCGGTGCGGAACTGGATGTGGTGGTGCAGGGTGGCAAGATTGTGCGTATCGACCGAATACAGGCTGGGAGGGATTACACCGCCCCGCGTTTGGTGTTCCGTAATGAATCCAAAGTGTATCAGCGCGGCGATCAAATCAGCGGTAGGACATGGCAGTCGGCGGAAGTATCTATGCGCTTGGATGGTTTCCCGGAATTGGTGGTGAGCGATGCCACAGGAAGCGGGGCACAGCTGTTGCCGGTGGTGCAAAACGGACGCATTACGGCGGTGCGGGTATTGAAAAAAGGCAGCAGCTATACCGCGCCCAGTATTACGGTGCAGGCTGCTGTCGGCAACGGTGCGCTATTTGGCAAGGTGGCGGTGTCGGGCAAGAGCTTCCCGGCGGCGGTTTCATACTTCTCACAGCGCAGGGTGTTTGCCGGTACGCATTCTCAACCGCAGAATATTTGGATGACCAAGAGCGGCACGGAAAGCAATATGTCGTACTCAATCCCAACCCGAGAAGACGACCGAATTGCGTTCCGTGTGGCGGCGCGTGAAGCCAATACCATCCGCCACATTGTGCCACTGAATAAGCTGATCCTGCTGACTTCATCGGCGGAATGGCGCATGGAGACGGTGAACTCTGAAGCACTCACTCCGTCTTCAGTATCGGTAGCCCCTCATTCCTATATCGGCGCTTCTAACGTGCAGCCGGTGGTGGTGAACTCAACTCTGATTTACTGCGCGGCACGCGGCGGACATGTGCGCGAAATGGCGTATTCATGGCAAGCAGGCGGCTATGTGAGTGGCGATTTGTCGCTACGCAGCCCGCATCTGTTTGATGGCTTCGATATTGCAGATATGACCTACAGCAAGGCCCCTATTCCGGTGGTGTGGTTTGTGTCTTCATCCGGCGAACTGTTGGGCAATACCTATATTCCTGAACAGCAAATTGGCGCCTGGCATCGGCACGATACCCACAAAGGGCGGTTTGAAAGCTGCACGGTGGTGGCTGAAGGCGCAGAAGATGTGTTGTATTGCGTAGTACTGCGCAAGCTGGCGGGCGGCACACAACGCTTTATCGAGCGGCTGGAGAGCCGTGCCTTTACCCGGCAGGAAGAGGCGTTTTTCGTAGATTGCGGCTTGAGCTACTCCGGCGCGGCGGTAAACGAAATTCAGGGGCTAGAACACTTGGAAGGCGAGACGGTGGCGATACTGGCGGACGGCGCGGGGCCGCCCGGAAAGCCGGGGGCAGGCGGGGAGGAGAGGGG